AGAGTCTTTCAACGACTTGCGTAACAAGGGCGTACGAGATGCAAAGCCCATGCACTGGGCTCAAATGCAAGCTTATATGCTGGGCACTGGCTTGGAGTGGGCGCTGTATGTAGCGGTCTGCAAAGACGATGACCGCATTCACACTGAGCGCATTGCATTGGACAAATCAGCAGCTCAGAAGTTGGTGGATAGGGGCCGCAGGATTGCATTGTCTGACCGCATGCCGGAGCCACTGAGCGCGGATCCGACTTGGTACGAATGCAAATACTGCGCAGGCCATGACCAATGTTTTGGAAGCAAGACGACGAAGCAAGTGAACTGCCGCACATGCGCCCACTCTTCTGCGCTGAGTGATTCAACGTGGCACTGCGCACGTTGGGATGATCTGATCCCGGTGGAAGCCCAGCACGCAGGGTGCGAATCGCATGTGCTGCACCCGGATTTGGTTCCTTGGCCCATCCAGACGGATCAGAACGCTAACGAGTGGCAAGCCGTCTACCTGATTGGCGGTAAGAAGATGGCTAACGGTGCGCCCGGAGAGGGAGTCTACTCAAGCAAAGAACTGTTAGCGAATGCCGCGGCTTGTGCAGATGAAGAAGTTCAGAAACTCAGGGCCGAATGGCCGGGGGCTAGGGTGACGGGATGAAAGTCTTAATAGCTTGCGAATATTCTGGCACTGTGCGCGATGCATTCATTAAAGCAGGGCATGAGGCCATGTCTTGTGACTTGCTGCCCACCGATGCACTAGGGCCCCACTATCAAGGCAACGTGTTGGACGTGATCAACGATGGCTGGGATTTGATGATTGCTCACCCGCCATGCACCCATCTTGCAGTGTCAGGTGCTCGGCATTTTGCTGCCAAACGCGCCAGCGGAGTCCAGCAAGAGGCTTTGGAGTTTGTTCGATTGCTTCTTGCTGCTCCGATTGGAAAGATTGCTTTGGAGAACCCAGTTTCAATTATCAGCAGCGCCATCAGAAAGCCCGATCAAGTGATCCAGCCTTGGCAATTTGGACATGGAGAGACAAAGGCAACTTGCTTATGGCTAAAAAATCTACCGTTGCTGAAACCAACTCAGGTTGTAGAAGGTAGAGAAGCTCGCATTCACCGGATGCCACCGAGCGCCGATAGGTGGAAGAAGCGCAGCACAACTTACAAAGGTATTGCAGAGGCTATGGCAGAACAGTGGGGAGTGACGGGATGAAAATCAAATTGATACCTCCCAAAATGGATGCATTCGATGATCATGACATCGCTGTTTTCACCATGGAATTGGTAGATGAGTCTGCCGCCAGCATTGATATCCGGGCCTGGATTGATAGAGACAACTGGCCGCACATCCAAAAAGCTGTGGCCGAGGCGCTAGAAATGATGTTTCCGGATGGCGAATAGCCCAAGTCTAGAGGGTCGGAATGATACAATGTAAACTTACTCACTGAGCGAGGATGTTTGCATATGGGCAAGCCGTTAATTGATATGGTAGGGCTTAAATATCACCGTTGGACCGTCTTGTCCAAGGCGGAAAAGCCAGTTGGCGTAAATCAAACAGGTACTTTTTGGAACTGTAAATGCGATTGTAATAATCAACGAGTGGTTTATGGGACAACGCTTAGAAGCGGAGCAAGTCAGTCTTGCGGGTGCGTTCGCTCGGAAACAAGTTCAAAATTTATGAAGTCTATGCGCCTTCAACAAGCTGGAACTATTGAAGATCGTTTTTTTTCTCGATTTGTAAAACTAGAAAACGGTTGCTGGCAATGGAAAGCGCATACAGATAAGGATGGATACGGCATTCTTCCAGGGGACAAAAAGAACACTCGATCTCATCGTTTGTCTTATGAATTGCATATAGGAGAGATACCTAAAGACATGATTGTTTGTCACAAATGCGACAACCCAGGATGCGTTAACCCAGAGCATTTGTTTGTTGGAACGCCAAAAGATAACGCACAAGACGCGTTGAACAAAAAACGTCATTACTTGGGTGAGAAAAACGGAAGATCCAAACTTACGTTTGAAAATGTCCAAGAAATCTTAATTTCAAAGATGAACGGTGAACAACTTGCAAAGAGATTCGGGGTAAGTAGAGCAACAATTAACAACGTAAGGAGGGGAACTACATGGCAACGATCTCGTTAAGAGATTATCAATCTAATGCGTTGTCTATGCTTTACGATTGGCTTGCAAAAAATAGCGGAAATCCATGTATCGTTTTGCCAACTGGCAGCGGAAAAAGCATTGTCATTGCTGAACTGTGCCGTAGAGCAATCACAGAATGGCCAGAAACACAGATTGTGATGCTTACCCGTAGTGTGGAGCTAATAAACCAAAACGCAGAAAAGCTCAGGTCAATTTGGCCAGGGGCTCCAATGGGAATTTACTCTGCAAGCGCAGGTAAAAAACAGCTTGGAGAGCCAATCACAATCGGAGGCCCGCTTTCAATTGTTCGTGTCACAAAAAAAATAGGACACTGCGATTTGCTTTTAGTTGATGAAGCGCATGACATTTCACACAAAGACGAAGGCAGTTATCGAAAGATAATCAATGATTTGATGGAGATAAATCCATCAATGAGAATTATTGGGTTCACTGCGAGCCCTTATCGTCTGGGGCACGGAATGATTACCGACAAACCGGCGATTTTTGATGACTTGATAGAGCCAGTTGGAATCGAAGAGTTGATTTCAAAAAAATATCTATCAACTTTAAAAAGCAAACAAACGGAATTCAAATTAGATACTTCCGGTGTTCACAAAAGAGGCGGAGACTTCATTGAATCTGAGTTGCAAAAGGCTGTTGATACGGATGACAACAATGCATCTATGGTTGATGAAGTCATCAAACGATCTGATGGTAGAAAAAGCTGGATGTTTTTTGCTTCAGGTGTAAAACATGCCGAACACCTGAGAGATCTGTTGATTGAGAGAGGAATATCCGCTGTTTCCGTTACTGGGGATATGACCAAGCAAGCAAGAGAAAAAGCAATATCTGATTTTAAGACTGGAAAGATAACTGCTATCACCCAAGTTGGTTGCCTTAATGTTGGATTTGATCATCCCGACATTGATCTTCTCGTTATGGCTCGTCCAACTATGTCCCCTGGGCTCTACTTACAACAGGCCGGCCGAGGCATGCGCCCAAAGAGCCACACAGACCATTGCTTGGTGCTGGACTTTGCTGGGGTGGTGAGTACGCATGGCCCCATTACGAACGTACAGCCCCCAAAGAAGGCAGGTTCAGGGGATGGTGAAGCGCCGGTGAAGATATGCGAGAACTGCGACGAGCTGTGCGCCATATCTGCGCTGAAGTGCCCGGCGTGTGGTCATCCTTTCCCTCCGCCAGTTAAGAAGGAACTTGTCTTGCACATGGACGACATCATGGGCATTCAAGGGCTGGAGCTGGAGGTCACCAGCTGGAGCTGGCGCAAGCATCTAGGCCGCACCAGCGGGAAGGAAATGCTCGCCGTGACGTATTACGGGGGCCTGAGCGATCCGCCAGTGACTGAATACCTGCCAGTGCTGCACGATGGTTACGCAGGCCAAAAGGCGGCTCAGACCTTTGTAACGATTGCTCGGCAGGCTGGAGTTGAGAAGCACGCGCAAGGTCTGGATGAGGCAGTAGCATCAATGAAGGGTTCTTGTCCCCCGGCACTGGTGGAGTACAAAAAGGATGGGAAATTCTTCAGGATTATCAGAAGGGAGTGGAAGTGACCAAGCCGCCAGAACCCCAGGCTGTAGTACTTTTTCGAGCAAGAAAGAAGGAGCCCGTCCCCAGGTGCTGCCATACATGCGATAACTACAACGAGGCTGGCTGGTGCGCCATGTTTGACTTGAAGCCGCCAGACGAATTCACCCACGCATTCAACGAGTGCCCAGAGTGGGTAGAGGAGGTGCCATTTTGAGCATCCCAACCGAACACGAAGAACAACGCGAATTTGTGAAGTGGTTCCGACAGACTCACAAAGGCGTCCGGATCTTTGCTATTCCTAACGGCGGCGCCAGGAGCATTACAACCGCCGCAAGACTGAAGGCCGAAGGCGCAAGCGCCGGAGTACCGGATCTTTTTATCCCGCAATGGCTCATGTGGGTTGAAATGAAGCGGCAAAAAGGCGGTGTTGTTAGCCCAGAACAGACGGACTGGATTGCTTATTTGCGAAGCATTGGGCATCTCGTCATTGTCAGCAAAGGCGCTGAAGACGCAAAAAGTCAAATTACAGGGTTCAAAAATGAGGAAGCATAAGCAAGCAAGAGCAACTTACACACATTGGGATGTGCTTATGGCGAGCGGCACTGACCCAATGCCAGCAGCAAAGCAACAGTGGCAACTGCTCAAGATGTACGAAGGGCTGAGGTCTCTTGAGCAGTCAGAAAACCCGTCGTTTCAGGATTGGATCGCATGTTCTGATGCTGTGAACATGATGGAAACTCTGACTGAGATGGGCGCATGCTCAGACACTAGCGGGCTTCTTGATGATGCAGTCAAAGCGCTGGCCGGAGCTGGGGAGCGGTACAAGACACACAAGACTTTAAGACTGACTGGAGAAGGCATTGCTGCAATTCGCGCTGTGCTGGAGGACTACGCTGAGGCAATTCGCACCCTGCCAGCTAGGACCATGATGCAGTGCCACATCAAAACCGAAACAAGAATGAGGGAGCTTTTGTCTGGCAAGGGGAAAAAGCATGACGTTGTTGTAAGACCCTTTAATAAAGTAGTTGACAACGCACTGTAGAATCTGCACAATACACACATCGCAACCAAACGACCGGAAGGACTCCGAATGTTTTGCTCCAACGACACCGACTTGAACAACTACTTCAAGCGCCAAGAAGCCAACGAGAAGGCTTACGAAGCTGCCCGCGCTAAAGCAGTGGCAAACATGTGCTATTCAGATTTTGACGCTGGCGAAGTGCTTTGGGCCTGCGAGCAGTTTGACAAGGGCCTGATGACTGCCGAGGCGGTCGGCAAATACGTCATCGAGCAGCGCAACGCTACTCTTGAAAAGAAAATCGACGAACTGTTGTAACTTTTTGGGGGTCTCGCAGAGGTAAGCTGGGTTCGCCCAGCGCCCCCGCCATCTTTGGGAAAAATTATGGCAGAGCGTAAAAAGTTTCACGTGAATCATTTGCTTCACCAGGCATTGCTGACTTGGGCGCCAGGCGAGGGGCCAACGATTGAGATCAATTGCTTAGAGCGGCTTTACCCAAAAGTGCGTTGGGACTGCATCCTGCTGGGAGAAAACAAGTTTGCAAGAAACCGCAAAATAGATGGGCCTCCGCTCGGAGGTGGCAGGATCAAGGTCAACCGCGTTGTCATCATCATTCGGCATTTGCGGGAATGGCTAGAAGTGGCCAACCCGGATAAGACAAAGACCCCCGCCGAGGTAATAGAGGTTCTCTTGTCAGAGCAAAAAAGGGTGCTGGCCGCTCGCAAGGAATTGCAGGAAATTCAGAAGTTACGAAAAGCAAAAGAGAAGGCAGAAGTAAAGAAGTTGGAACCAAAGCCGGTTAAGTCCAAGGCACCGGAGGCAACAAACACCGATCTATGGGGGGTCTGGAAATGAAGAAATGGGGTAGAGGAGAGGAGATGCTCAAGGCATTGGAGGAGCTTGGGCCGATGACAACAGTAGAGATATGCGCGCACATTGGCACGACAAAGGATAAGAGTGGAGCAATCCTTGGCCGGCTTATGAAGGCCAGTCCACTCAAGCCTAAGCGGGTTTACATCTTTGGATGGACTTACGATGCGGAAGGCGCAAGGCGGTATCCAAGGCCAATCTACGCAGTGGGTGACAAGAAGGACAAGCCGATGCCCAAGCGATGCCGCAACGAAAACCAACGTCGGTATCGCAGCATGAAGTCAAAGAGAGTAAACAGCGTTTTTCAGTTGGGTGTACCGATCAAGCAGAGGGTGTTTTGAACATCACCGCTCTAAAACTTGTCCGGCAGTTGTGGAATGTTCCCAGCATTTCACGGAGTCAGAACCGACACAATCAGCGCCAGTGGGTCAAGGCAGTCAGGATGCTTGGAGCCCGTTGGCTATTAGCAGAATCACTAAGAAGGGGAAAACGTGGCAGACATTGACGAAACATTGCAAGAACGCGGCAGCAGGTACGGTGTCTTTGCAAAGCACGCAGAGGTCTCTCAAGACCTTAAATTTACGATCAACATCCATTTAAAACGCCGAGGCAAACTGCTACAAGCAGACCAGCAGGAGGCCCTAGATATGATTTGCCATAAGATCGCCAGAATCATCAATGGCGACGAGAACTATGATGATACGTGGGTGGATGTAGCAGGGTACGCAACTTTAGTGGCTAAACGCTTACAAGGGGAAGATCTATGAGCTGCAACGGAAACTGCTGTCAAGGTCGTAACTGTACATGTGGCGAGGATATGATGATCTCGCTTATCGCAAGGCTGTTGCTTGTGATTCTTACTCTATCAATCTTCCTTGGCATCTACTTGCTGCCCTAGGAACAGGGACCGCTCGGCCACCCTGCGCCGTTGCAGACCCGGCAGGACTTTACCACCTGCCATGCTGAACCTCAAAAACTGATCCGCTGCGCCTCTAACGTCGCCTCGGGTCAGTTTGCTTCTGAGGGTTGATCTTTGCAAGGCTCCAAGACCGAGGTTGAAGGCGAAGCTAACCAGAGCATCAAACTGGCATTGCGGGAGACTTCGGCCGCATAGTCTTTCAACGCCAAGTTCAAAGCGATACAAGTCATTTCGTAGAAGTTCATTTACCTCAGCCTCGGTAAAACTACGTTTGTGTTCTGGCTTTAGCGGAAAGTGCCGTCGGCCATCCATTGATAAGTGATGTTGATCAGGATACATCACATGGCCAACGCCGATTGTCCAAAGTTGCGCTGGGCATTTGTAAGGCTTGAGCCGGACACCTTCAAAGTGTTTGATGAGGTCAACGCCGGCTTTGGAGATCTTCATTTGCCGAAGGCTCTACCACCAAAATGAAACGCTATGATGGAGGCAAACAGGGCCTGAGTGCCTTCGTCCCAGAGCTGGACGGCCAGAGCATCAAACGATGCGCCAACCCTTACGCCATGCACGAACAGCCCGATGTCAATCAGGACCAAGAGCAGGAAGAACCCGTAAGTTATCGTGGGCCGGACACTGGCCCGTAGATTCCTGACCCATTGGCTGGTGCCGTCTTGCAACGCAGCGTCGTGGGTGTAGATTGCTTTAGTCTCTTCAACTTGAGCCCCAATACGGGATCGGATCTGCTGGTTGACGGCTTCCATTTCGAGCTGCACATTCCGGATTTCCTCTAGTCGGGCCTGGGCATCAAAGCCCATTTTGCGCAACTGTAACTCACGCTCAATCTGCATCCTTGCAAGTTCTATTTCTTGCTTTTTGTCCATGCGATCCTGGAGGAAATCCAGGAACTTGGGCAATCCGCCAGCCAAGAACGAGAAAATTGTGCTGATGAGCGTAAGCATTACGGTTTATCCACTTTGTGGTCCAACTTGTCGCTGATCTTACTAAGCAAGTTTTTAACATCGGCCATGTCATCGCGGTAATCATCTCTCCGCACATATCGAGCAGGCATTGATCGGATGTCGGCATCCAGCCGCTCAATCGCCCGATAGATGTGACTCAGGATCCAGCCACCA